GATGAATAATCTACTACTACTAATCTGTGGGTACCAGCATACCCCCCACAGACGTCATAGCAGCACGGCGCTGGAAACCGACCTTGAAATCAAGCGCCACTGACTGTAGCCAATTTCAGACCAACATTTTTCACCTGAAAACGGACTCCTAAGGGACAGGCGCAATTAAGGGAGACATGATAGGTTTGAAAAGGGGTAAGTAGGGCCCGATTGTCAAACACGTCTACTGACGGTTTTTGTGAAGTCCAGTAAACACGAGCTGCGACCACACGGAGAGATGAGCCGAAGTCTAGGGGATCAGTGAGGACTGAAATAGTGGCACGATATTTAGACCAGTCTTGTAGATCTAACACAGCTAGATCATCAGGGTGACCGCGCATGAATGAGAATGTTACATGTTTGCGTTTATCACATAAACACCACCCATGATCGACCCAATGGTGATCATCTATATACCATGCGAGCACGCGAGCGGAGGCGGAGTGTGATAAGGAAGATAGCACGGGACCTGCTGATAACCAACCGCCGACTAGCGCTTTTAACAACATGGAGACAGGTTCGGAGGGAGCAGGTGAAGCAATCATTTTGTAACATCGACTCAAAACCAACTGAAAAGTGGAGCCACCAACTCTGGAACTCCTGAGCAATACATTCCTCTCTTCATCATAGTGGATGTAGCAGCGTTCTATCCTATCAACCCAACCTGCGTCGAGAAACTCAGCATCAGCATGCGCGAATGTCAGAGTCCTAGCTGCAGAAGCGCGTTCATCGTAAAAAGTTCTGGAATGTGGACTCAGCTCTGATCGGAAGAGACGGAGAAAAATAGGAAAGATGACAGTCGACAGGTAACTCATGTCAACAGTACCAGAGGCAGTGAAGACTTTGCGCTCCCAGTCCGCATCGACTGAGGATAGTTCAGTTAGAACTTGGTTCTCGAAAGTGGGTTCAAGGGAGTCACCTGGATCATCACTATCAACAATGACATTGGGAAAGATCAATCGCGTCCCAGCAATTGTTAGTGATGTTAAGAAGCGGGTCATAGTGGATTTGAATGAACCTTTAGCCATCGCCACCCCGAATGAGCTGAGCCGACCATACTGCCAAGGCTTTAATGACTGAACGTGTTGGCTAACGTAACCATGGACGCGGACGAAATTGACTGAATCAACAGAGGTGGAGAGAGGGTTCAAACAAACGTGCTGTCCAGTAGGACTCTTAATACGATCCGAGAACAAGGTGAGAACTAGGAACCAGTCAACAAACATACCAGTTTCGTCACGCACCGCCAGCCAGTCTTCGGATGGAGCAACGCCCATATGTGCAGTGAGTGCGACGGGAACACCGCAGAAACGCAACCGCGTCGGAGTCAAACGGTTGTCCAAAGACGAGCGAACATCAATCACCACAGTGTGCACGTCGATGAGGGAGGTATTGATCTGACGTGTCGGATTGGTCACGTTAACAGATAGGCCCACGGATCTAGCCGCTCGCGCCATCAACGGAGAATACTTAGCTTGTTTCACACGACGTTGGCCACATAACATAGCAGTTATGAGGGAGCGGTCGAGATATCTGGCGGTGGCCTTGTAACTCGAATCGTACATGGAGGCAAGCAAAAGGCACACGGGATGGGTGTTGGGATTACGCCATTCGTCAATCGGAGGAAGTACGCAAGAGCCAGAAGCAGAAGATGGGAACATAGAGACCATAACACGAAAAGCAGGAAGTGGCGGGAGCTGGTGATTCATTTTAAGAATCATCAAGTCAGAGAGAATGCCTTGCGAAATGTCAAAGTACTTGAAGGGGGCAAGAAGACGAACAGGAGCACCGATAACTTTAACGGTCGTAGTAAACACGACAGGATGAGAATTAAGATAACGTACAGATTGAACGACTGACGAGTGTTCCGTAACCAGCGGGGAGAACCAGTCAGAGTATTTGAAGTCATGAGGTTTAGCTTTAAATTTGCGCAGCAGTTGCGGAGTAAGTCCGTCTGGTAAGGAGTTTTTGGGAGCAGTGAGCAAATATTCAAGGAGACTCGTCTTTTGAGGTAGGAGAACAAAGACTGATTGGCGACGCCAATCTCGCAATAACAAACCCTTTGCCACATCATCAGCACGGATGCCGGTAGTCATCAAGTCAAATTGACGTAAGACTCTCTTGGTGTCTAGTACATGAACATCATCGAAAGCAACCCCATCTGGACGATAACCATTGACAGCAGAAATCAGCGCGGATTGTGAGTCGGGTCCTTCGGGCACAGGAAGTGCCAAGTACGCCATGTCGATTTAAAGC